TTACTGGACTAAATTTTGCCGCAATTCCCATACGACCGCTTCGTGAATAGGCGTGCACCACTCGCTGATTTCGAGCAAGGACAGCAGGTATTTAGCGTATTCATTCATGGATTAGACAATTACATTTACAACAAACGAAATCGTGAACATCGGCCCATAACAGGCTGTTCACGTCTCCGGTCAGATAGGCGACCTCCTCTCCCTGCATTGGCATTCCTGAAGCGGCTGCGATGTCGTCGCAGAGGTGTCTGAGTTCGTGTTCGAACGAGTTGAGGAATTGCGCCTGCGAGGTTGCGAGGCCCACGACGACCACGGACCGGCGCATCGTCTTGTTCGAGTAGGTGAACCCCGAATCCATATCCGCCCGCAGGAGGTTTCCCCTCACCCGTTCCAGAATCGTGCCGGGACACTCTATCTCCTTCAAAGAGGAGAGGATAGAGCGCGTATGATAGCCATGCACGGCGAAATAGAACCGCACGCGCCATCCATACTTCCCTATCCTCAAATCCCGGATTTTCATAGCGTCGAATATACCTTTTCGAACCGCACCCACGCTTCGGCCAGCCGAGGCCGGCACTTCGTCCGATTACAGCACATCGTCCCAGGGCACATTTGTTCCCGACCCGATCAGATCGGCGAAATAGCGCGTGAAGGGCATCCCGGGATAGGCGTCCTCGTCGTCGATGTAGTCCTTTACGAATCGTGCGAGCTGCTGCTCGTCTCCGATCGACGATCCCCAATAGTCGGACTTCGCCATGTTGGCGACATATACGCAGTCGTATCCGTTATCGTGCTTGAGGACTATTTCGTATGTTTTGAGCAGCTTGTCCACCTGCTCTTTGGTGAGGGGTTCGAGCTTTTTCCCGTTGCGGTCCTTCATGCGTCCGATGGCGAATTCGCACATCTTCTTCGAGAACGACCATCCGTTCTTTTCGAGATATGCCCGAATGTCGTCCGGCATCCTGTCGTGTGCATCCAGTCTTTCTCTGTCCATACTTCGGAAGTTTGAAGAGAGGGGATTTCTCCCCTCTCCGGATTCTACTTAGCGATAGCGGTATCGCGAATAAGGACCCGTTCCCTTCACTCCGCGCCGCTCGCCGTACTCGTCGCCGCCATACTCCCCGCCACGTTCTCCGTAGCCGTCGGACGTATAGCCGCCCATGTGGCGCTCTCCGTATCCGCCGCGCATTTCGCGCCGCGCATCCTCGTAGCCGCACTCGTAGGCTTCGCGCATCTTGCGCTCGATCTCCTCGCGTTCGCCGTACCCGTCACCGCGGTACCGGCCTTCAATTTCCCACATTCTCATCATTTGCTCGTTTTGGAAGGTGTCTGCGATTTAAGAAAGGCGTCCAGCGACGACTTCATCGAGAGGAATTCCGCCTGCATCTGGCGCAGTTGTCCGACCTCTTCGCGGAGTTTCTGCATGTCTTCGTCCCGCTGCGCCTGCCCGGCATACGCCGGACTGATCTCGCGCATGATCTGGTCGAAGAGCTCGAGATTGGCCTTGTGCCGCTCGTAGGAATCCACGACGTTCTGGCTTTGCTGCCGCGCGGCGTTCACCGCGTCGATGAGCCGTTCGCGTGTCGTGGTGACCGTGAGCCCGTCCTTCGTCACCATGTCGGCGTTCACCGGGACGACCCATTTCTGGTCGCCTATGGGAAAGCTGACGGAGGGCTGCGAAGGCGGGAAGTTTCCCGGTGCGGGGAAATAAGGCTGCGGCGCCTCTTCGAGCGTAGCCATGTAGTATTTGGGCGTTCCGCGCAAATCCAGTACGTACACCGGCGCGCCTTTCGTTAAATTCGCAAACATCTTCGGTTAATGGTTTTGTGAAGGCTCGGAGAGGGATCGGGGCCCCTCCCGTCGCCTTCGGTTAATTGTTTTTCGTCTCATCAGACGGCTCCCGTCATCAGTTGCAGCGTGTCGGTCTGTTTGTCGTACCAGAGCTGGAATACACCGGTTCCCGGAATGTCCGAGACGGTGACGTTCGCTCCGTTGTACGTCGTCAGATTCTTCGTCTGCCCGTTTGTCTCGAAGAGCACGGGGAGCGTTCCCGTCGTGCCGGCGGGAATGGCCTGCGCCAGTTCGACCAGCACGAGCCCCCGATACCACGAATTCGCGAATGCGTGGTTGGGGAAGGAGAACACGACGCCCGTGGTCTCGGCCGTCACGCCCGTAGTCTTCAGAACGGGAATGCCTCTGCGGTTTACGTATTGAAAAGGATATGCTGCCATAGCGACCTCCTTTCCGTACTAACCCCAGAAGCCGTTACCGTATCCGGGAGCCCCGAATCCGAATCCCAGGCCGTACTGCGCGGCCACGCATGCCGGCATTGCGTACACCTGCGGATTGGGAACCACGGTCGTGGGCGGCAAGCCGCACTCGATCTTCGCCAGGCGGTTGCTCAGATCGCTGATCGCGGCGTTCACGGGAGCCACGGCTTGGGCCTGCGACTGCATGATCGTCGCGGTCTGATGCTCCTGCGAAAGCTGTCCGGCCAGCGCGGCGCTCTTGGCGCGCTCGGCGTCGAGCTTGTTCTGCATTTCGCGCATCTCGAGCTGGCAGAACTTGTCGTTGATGATCTGCGTCTGGGCGTCGATCTTCGAGCCGAGGACGTTGAACTGCGTGTTGGCGTTGCTCGTCAGGGCGTTGGTCTGATTGAGCGTTGCCAGCTGGCTTTCGTAGCCCTGCCGCTCGATGGCCGTGCGGACGTCGCAGCAGCAGGATGCCATCTGCGAAAGGACCTGCGAGTTCCCGGCCTGAATGGCGTTGATGATCTGCTGCGCCGAGAGACCCGACTGTGCCTGAATGTTGCAGAGCGCCGTCTGAATCTGCTGTACGGAACAGCCCAGCGACGAGGAGAGCTGCGAGATGGCCGTGCCGTTGCCCTGGATGGCGTTCATCAGCAGCTGGCGCCCGGCGTCGCCGTTCAGCTCGGCCGGAAGGTTCGAAAGGCCTCCGCGGCCGCCGAAGCCGCCCCAGCCGTTGCCGCCCCAGATGGCCCAGAGCAGGATCATCCACATCCACTCCCAGCCGTAGCCGTTACCATAGCCGTTGCGGTTGTTGCCGTTCATCAGGGCGGCCACGAGGTTGCCGTCCATCGCGCCGCCGTTGTCGAACACTAAAGTTTTCTCGTTCATGTTTTTGACTTTTTACATTGTACGCTCGCGTCGGGGAGCGCATGCCGTTGAGCTCACGATGCAAAAGTCCTAAATTAGGAACAGTCGGGCAATCAGTCTGTTTTCAGTTGTTTGCATAGTTGTTGATAGTTTATTTCGAAGATTCGGTCGCCTTGCTCCCGCCGTTTCTGGAATTTGCAAATGATACCACTAACCGCTTGCGGCGTAAGCCGTAATCTTCGGGCGATTTCGGCGGGGATGAACCCCCTGCTGCGTAAAAAATACACGAACAGATAACGTGCATCCACAATTTCCTTTCGGTGGCTTCGGCTTAGAATCTCATCAATGGTTATCTCTGTCTCCTGCGATACCGTATTGAGGATACGGTTGAAAATTTCGGATTTGCACATATTCGGGAAAGTTTGTAAATTTGTAATCCTCTTACATAAAAATGATAGGTGCCACAACACCGTAGGGACTATATGTCTCCGTCTTGGTGTTGTGGCACCTTTGTCGTTTGCAGGAGGTAAGAGGACTGCAAGCGAAGGCGGGGGCTTTTTTACGCCTGCCCCCGAAGGCTCGATCTCAATTCTTTCGTGAAGTCACTTCCGCCATAGCATCACTCCTATCTGCGCCTGGCCGAAGGGAGTTCCGTTGTGCGTGTCGTATCCGATGGCTGCGGACAATGCCAGCCGTCCGAAGTTTTTCCGTCCCGTGATCCCTACCCACACGCCGCCTGTCCGGTCCGCATAATAGACGCCCGCTGCGGGTCCCGCTTCCCATCCGTAGGGATCGCGGACGGTGCGTATCTGCGTGACGGTGCGTCCGTATGTCTCGATGAAGTCGAGACGCGGAGCCAACGAGCCGACCACCGGACCGACGATTCGGGCGTAGTAGGTCGAATCCCGATATTCCAGTGTGCGGACGGAAATCTGCATCGGCACGCTGTCAACATTTAAGTAATTCTTAAAAGTTGAATCAGCCGTTGCAACCGGGTCCTCTTTTACGAACACCAGCCGCGGAATATTCACCGTCACCAACCTGTCGGAAAAATCGACAGGTTGCGGCCGCTCGAAGAATACCGTGTCGATCCGGGTGTGCTCGACGACGCTGCCCCCGACGGGTCGGCGGCCGAGCCACCATCCGGCGAGGAACAGACCGAGGAGCGCGAGCAGGACGAGCAGGGTTCGGGCGTTTTTCATTTGTTCAGCATGAAGAGTTCCCATCCTGCGGCAATGTCCGCGGCTTTCGCTTCGGCGCCGTTTTCCATGCGCGACATGGCCGCCACGATCGGGACCATCACGTCGCGGTTTGTCGTCGTGATACGGCTGTCGGCCGGCACTCCGGACCATTCGGATACGGCGCGGATGTAGGCTTCGGTGTTGTTCTCGTTCTCCGGGGCCCATCGGGTTATCATCCGGCGGATGGTGTCGCACCCGTGCAGGCGGCTGTAGTTGTTCAGCAGATGAAACATCGCGCGGTATCCCCACGGCATCGTCTCGAATTGCTTGAATGCCCGGTCCTGCGAGGGTTCCACCTCGCCTTTCCAATGTACCCCGTCGAGCCGGATATTGCCGGGGTTGTTGTTTTTCAGTCCTCGTGTCATTGTCTATTTGTTTTTCGGTTCGTTTTCTTCGCTTTCCTCGGTATTGCCGCCCGCGGTATCCGTGGCGTCCTGTCCTGCCGCATCGTTTTTGAAATTGCATTCGTTCTTCTTGTCGATCGGCGGCTGGCGGTCTGTGCATCCGATGCGTTTGCATTTGAGAATCTTCAGCACGGCATTCTGCGTCGTCAGTCCGTTGTTCTGATCCCTCAAATGGCCGATTTTCCTGTATAGTTCGTCGATTTTGACGCTTTGTGCCGATACCTTCGCTTCGGCTTGCTCGTAGAGCTCGCGCCATTGTGCCGATGCGGTGGTTTCGTTTTCGAGTTGTTTCGCGCGTTTGTTCTCGCGGCGGTACAACAGCGAGATGAATGCGCCTCCGGTGAGGAATGATCCGCCGAGCGAAACGATGATAGTGCCCCAATCCATACCTCACTCTCCCTTGATCCGATTACCGATGTATCGCCGGACGGATTGTCCGGCGAGGGTTGCGACAGCTCCGACGCCGGCGCCGATGAGGAATGGGAGCATCATCCCTACGGGCATGAGCTTTGCGATGAAATACAGCACGATGACGGCTGCGATCACGATTGCGATGATGACAAGTGTCTTTTTCATAATGTTATGATTTTAAGGTAAGAGATTATTTTCCGTCCCCGGTCTCGGAGCATAAGTTCTGATCGAAGCTGTCGATGAATGCCGGCGAGAGGGTCTGTGCGAACTCCCTGAGCAGTTGCACGTCCGCGTCGTCGAGCTCCACGGGCCCGTCGGAATGAAAAATGCGCATTGCGAGGTCGTGCATTCGGATTCCTCGTCCCGCGAGGTAAAGCGAGTTGGCCAGCTCCTCGCGGACGTCGAACGGGCGTGTTTCCTTTCGGGATATTCCCGTGTAGAGCCTGAACTTCGTGAAGTCGATCTGTGTCTTGTTCATAGTCGGTATGATTGTATGTCGTTTATGCTTCGTAGCTGAACCACATTACCCAAGCATCGAGATTTTTGCTGTACTGAATGGTTACGCATCGTCGCCCGGTCCACGATATTTGCGAACTGGGGTTGTTGCTTCCCGTCACGTAGATGTCTCCGTTGTTTTGCGCATTGATGATAATGCTGTTGCCGCTGTGGAGCTTCCGAATCTCGTATCGTTGGTCCGGCTGCGGATTCGAGGGCAGATAGAATGTCGTGCTTCCTTTCGACGTATTGACGAAAAACACGGTCTCTTCTTCGTCGCCCTTCAGCGTGTATGTCCCGTTGTCGTATGATCTGGACATGGGGCGGAATCCGGAGAATGTTCCATTGGGGACATATATCGCGGCATGGGAGTTATCCCCCATATCGACGATGAGCCCTATACCCGTCGATCCGTAGTGGTTGTATAGGGCGGCCGCCACTTTCCTATTCTTATATATTATGTCGCCGATCATCGCATACGTATCCTTCTTTCCGTTTTTTATGACGCTCGGAGACAGGTAGAAATATTCGGACCCTGTCAAATTTTGCGATCCGATGTATCCGGTCCCGATCGTGAAGCCCGCAATCGTTCCGGCTTGTGCGACTAATTTGCTCGTGTATAGTGTTCCGTCCCCGTATATCCGGGTTTTCGCCGCCGCCACGTTCTGAATGCTGGTAGCGCCAGCGAACATCATAAGAATCCCGTGCGTTGCGTCCTTGAATCCGGCATTGTTGAGCGAATCTACGCCTCCTCCGTATAATCCGGCCACTACCGCCGCGGATGCCGACGTTCCGTTCTTCACGGCCATCAGCCGCGATAGGAACACGCCATTGTTGTCCACGGTATTGTTCGGGAACACGAGCTTGAGGTAGTCGTAATCCTTCATCGAGGTCTCGATGTCTGCCACCTTTCCGTCGGTGTACTTCTGGCTTACGGCGTTGAGCACGTCGATCTCCTGCGCGTAATACGCCGTGAACAATACGGCCAGTCCGGCTCGGTCGAATCCCGGGGTGTTCGATGCGGTGTAGAGCGCATAGTCGTTGAGCTTCACCCGAAGGCTGTTTACCGCGGCGAGCAATCCGGCAGTGCTGATTCCCGCCGCTTTGGCCATGTCGCGCACCCGATAGTACGACCCGTTCGTCGCCGACAGCGAATCCAGCACCACATCCGTGCGGGCATATCCCGAAATGTTCTCCCATTGTGTCCGAATGGACTGTTTCTCCGAGACGTCGAAGATCGTGTCGTCGTTCATGTCGGCTATCGCCTTGCGGGTGGTCTCGGCCTCCTGCTGCGTGCTGTTTGCCTGCTCCTGAAGGGATACGAGCGGTTCGACGGACGTTTTGAGATCTACGGTCTGCTCATAGACCGTATAGGCTTCGGTGTGCAGTACGGGTGTCCCGGCATTCGTCGCGAAGAACCGATATACGCCGCCGCCCCGGACATATATGTATTCGTTCGAGGAATTCGTCATCTGTCCGACGGAGCCGATGGGACGATAGTTCGCCCATCGGTACTGGTATTCCTCGATGATCCGTTTATCGTAGTTCGATCCCCATAAGTTTCCGTTGTTGTACCATACCGCCTGGCATGAAAACCGATTCTCGTTGTATGTCCCCCACACGGGATTTCCGGGCTGCGTGTCGCTCAGATTCACGCGGACCGTGATTTTCGATCGGGCGATGCCGTTCAATTCGATCGTCACGGGATAGTACGTGTTCTGATCGAGCTTCGAGGCGTCGATCAGGGTCTCCACGCCGTTCACGGCCTCGTCGGCGTACTTCTCCTGATCTGCGATGGATGGAGACCACGACAATGCGGGCTTGTTACCTCGGACGAGTACTGCGCCTTCGTACCGGACCGAGTTTCCTGCCGTTGCGGCGTATTTCCCGGCATAGAAGAGCACTTTGGCTTTCTGCTTCGTAACGTCGCTTTTTATGGTGAATAAAGCAGTCCGCTCTTCGGTTGAAATTTCCACGTAGTTCGCCAGGTCTTTCGAGGCTCCTTCGTTGTACATTCTTACCGAGAGCTCTCCGGGCGTTCCTGCGAGTACCGAGATATTTTCTACGGATAGTGCGAACACCTCGCCGGCCTCGACCTCTCCGATGTCGAAAACCTGAAATTTGTAATTATCGCCACTTCCTGCCGTAACGGTGAACTCCCTGCTTCCGTCTAACAGGTTCACGCTCCCGATCTGTATGCCATCGACTTTGTCGTCCGTGTACTTCTCCTGGTCGGCGATTGAAGGCGACCAAGCCGAGGCTTTGTTCCCGGCCTCGATCTTGACCCGGCTAAATCCTATGGCGCCGGATTTGGAGGCGTTGTAAATCGCTACGGCCCTGTCATTGTATTGATATGAATATGACAGACGGACCCATTTCCCCGCATTTTCCGCTCCTACTGCGAACGGAGCGTATTCATTGCCCAAAGCGATTTTTCCGTCCGCAGGTTCGCAAAAGACATCAGCCGATACGGAAATCCAGTTTCCCGCGCCGAAATCGGTAAAGTCGTTTCGGCTTAAATATAAACCGCTCCATTCGTTGCGGCCGACCATGCATACGCGTCCGTGAAACTCTTCGAACGTCGGATTTCCGTTCAGATATGCTTCCTCCGGTTTGACCGCCAGTTCTGATCCGTTCATCAGATTCACTCCGCCGATCTGTATGCTATCGACCTTGTCGTCCGTGTACTTCTCCTGATCGGCGATGGATGGCGACCACGACAATGCGGGCTTGTTGCCCCGGACGAGCATGATCTCATCGAATCGGACGATGTTTCCGGATGTGGCGCCCGTCGGCCCCGCATAAATCAGCAGGAGCGCTTTTTGTGCGACAATATCCGCGTGTACGGAGAATACGGCGTTACGATTGTCCGCGGTGAGTTCGGCGCTGTTCGTCAGCCATGTATTCTTATCCTCATTGGTGATTACCACGTCGAATCCTGCGGGTGTTCCGGCAAGAACCTCGATGTTTCCGACAGACAAGGCGAGCTGCTCCCCGGCTCGCACACCCCCGTTTATGGGGAAACTTCTGTGTGTGTAGTTTGCCTCGTCCGGTGCCGTAACCGTTATGGTTTTCGAGCCGTCGATAAGGTTCACGGCGGAAAACTGAATGTTCCCGACTTCCTTCTTCGCCTCCTCGGCCTCCTTCCGGGCGTCGTCGATCTGCTGTTGCTGGGCCTTGAACTCGGAGAGGTTCCCCAGCCCGGACGAATCGGCCCCGAACGTGACGTCGGCCTTGATGCGCAGCTTGCGGCGCTCCTCGCCCTCCTTCTTCTGGTAGGTGATCCAGGAGGACTTCGGATCGGCGAGGTCGCGGTCGCCGAAGAACATGTCTCCGTAGGCATACATGTACGCTTCGCCCGTCTGGGGATTCACGCCCATGCCGACGTAGTTCTTCTCCGAGAGCGAATAGGCGTCGATATGGGCATACACCTCGACCGATCCGCCGTCGAGCGGGTCGATGACGATGGCCGACTGACGCGTTATGTCGCTGCGGTTGCCGAACTGCGCGATCTCGTCGCCCGCCTCGGGAGAGGCGGATCCGTCCGCGTCGCTCTTCGACAGCTCGACGTAATCCTCCCCGACGGCCGTGACGAGCCGCCAGTAGTACTTTATGATCGTGTGCTGCGTGGGATCGTATCGCTGGCACCGCACTTGGTCGCCGGTCGTGAGACCGCTGTAGCGCCGCCCCTCCTTGTTGTCGTAGTAGCAGCGGAATGCCGTTTCCAGCTCCTCGACGCGCGTGATCTCGCAGCCGCCGTTGGAGAAGACCGTGGCGCCGACGCGGAACGTCACCTGATTGATGACCGCCTCGTTGAAGATGGCTTCCTTACGGATTTTCAGGATGTCCGCCTCCAGCACGGCATTGCCGTTCCCGTCGCGGTAGGCGCCGAATCCCGACCCGGAGAAATCCCCCTGGCGGAAGTCTTTGGAGACAACCGAACCGCCTATCGTGATGTCTTTGTCGAACGTCGTGCTTCCGAGGACCGTCCCGCCTTTCCGTTTGTTCAAAAAGAGCGTTTCGACGGCTAACGCCGAATAGGCGTTGTAATCCGTCGGAAGGGTGGTGTCGTATTTGGATCGGATCAGATAGATGCCGACCCCGTTCACCACTCCGATACGCTCGGCATAAGCCGATTCTTCGATGTCCTTCTCGATGGCGGCCAATCGGGAGTAGGAGGTGTTGTCGCCGACGGTATATGTGGCTATATACTCGTTGTAGAGTTTCTTTTCGAATCCCTGGATGCGCGATTGCCGGCCGCTCGCTCCGAAACGGGGGTCTTGCAGCAGCACCTTTTGCCCCGGATCGTAATTCTTGTCGTGTCGCTGGCAGTACACGGGGTTCGTGGGACAGTCGTATATGTCCGTGTCGCTGCTGTTCTTGACCGCCCAGGCTTTGCCTGTTTTCAGCAGTTCCTGCTCGGCCTCCTTGATGCGTTCGTCGGGAAGTCTGACCCCGGTCAGCACGAAGGTGTCCCCGGCGTCTATATCGAGGCTGTCGTTCGGGATAATCAGTTCCTCGCCGTCGCCGGCATCCTCGATGTCTGCGACGATCTCGAATTTGCGGTCGAACGGGTTTCGTTCGGGGTCCCAGGCATCCGGGTCCTGGAATTCGCTGCCGAGCTGGATGTCGAAGGTCCTGCCGCTCAGCGGGCCGCTGGTGATGACCGCCTGCAATGTCTCGCCTTCGATTAAATCCGTCGGGACGAACGGTGCGTCCTTCGCATAGATGATGCGCGCCTTGTATTTCGTTCCGTTGCCGGTTTGCCGGTCCTGCGAGCGGTCCACGGAGGTCACCGTATCCGTATTTTTGGGATATATGTCCTCGAAGTAAGCGACTTGTTCCACGACGTCCGCGGGTTTCAGATTCTCCCGGGCGTCGATGTATTCCTGCCCGTTCGGGAGGCGCAGCCGCACCTCGGAGACGTGATTGGTCGTTCCGCCCTGCGGAGCCTGTCCGTAATCGGCCGTGAGGTTACGGGTGGATCCGAAGACGAAGAATCGGGTTCCGTAGTTGGCATCGTCGCCTTTCTTGGCCGGAATCGACGTCACGACGTCGCCCCGCTTGAATACTTCGGGCGTGCCGAACTCCAGCTTCCCGAAGTAAATCCATACCTCGGCGCCGTTCTCCACGGTCCACCACTCGACGTCGAACGTCTCGGCGATGGTGTTGATGGCATCCCAGCAGGAATCTCGGTCGAAGGAGACGAGTTTCGTCACTTCGGCGAACTCTTCCGGTACGGCAGCTACTTTCCAGTTTTCGCCGCCCAGAAACGCATTCATGTTGTCGGCGATCAGATTGCCGAAGGATGCGAGGTCGGTCGTGTCGTGAAACGTCGTTTCGGGATTCTGTCCCTGCAACCATTTGCATTTGCGGCGCTTCATGTGGTTCTGCTGAGCCCAGAATTGAAGCGAATATTTGTAACCTCCGGTCGTATCGTCGAACTCGGGCCGCACATTGGACATGATCTCGAATTTCCGCCCTTTGTACATGACATAGGAGCCGCGGGGGAAATCTGCGGGTTCGAGAAGATTGAAGGGCAACCCGATATAGTAGTCGCCCATGAGGACATATCTGATAACGGCGTCCGTTGTGACCGGAGCGTCGAGAATTACTTCGCCGGAGGTGTCGTATATCGTCATTTCGTCGGAATCTGCGACCTGTATCTTCACAGGCACGAGACAAAGGTGACGATGCCCGGCACATTATGCAAGATTTCGGGCGATAAAAATAAACCCCGCCATCACAAAGGCGGGGTTTTGGTGAAATTCATGGTGGATTAGCTGTTTTTCTTGAATCCAATGGGTTCTCGCGGTTTCTTGACTTCGGGGATTCTGACCGACAACGCAGCTATGGCCTCGTATATATTGTCGAGCTCCTTACGCATATCCTCCGACAAATCGTTTACTGCCTCGGCGTTGTCTTCATCGGCTCGCTCCAACAACGCCAGCCGGGCCCGTATTTCGGATAACTCCGCCGTTACGGTTGTCGTGGTCGTGATATAATTCCGCATTGCCACGAAAGCCCGCATAATGGCGATATTTGCCTGTATGGCCGTTCTGCTACGTAAAACACTCGAAAGCATGGCCACCCCTTGTTCGGTGAAGGCAAACGGCATATAACGTCGGCCGCCTCTTTCGTTTGAGATCACAATTTGTGATGTCAAACTGTTTTTGAGGTAGTTATATTCGGGTTCGGTGATTTCAAACATAAAATCTTCAGGAAACCTTTCGATATTGCGCCTTACGGCTTGTTTTAGCGCTCGGGTCTCCACTTGGTAGAGTTCCGCCAGATCGAAGTCCAGCATCACCCGCTGACCCCGTATCTCGTAAATCTTGCTTTGGATGGGTTGTTGTAATTCCATAGGTACAAATGTAGCATTAAAATCGTAAATAAATAATAATTTATTTATGCGCTACGTCCGATACCGATTTTAGGAAAGGCCGGAGGATGATCTTGGCTTTCTTTATTCCCGGGCCGTTCGGTCTGCTGGATCGGGTTCGTTGAATTTGACGGTGAGTTTCGAGGTTCTGCGGCTGCGATCCAGCATGTAGTTGCCCGAACTTCCGCCATAGGTCAGGCGATACACTTCAGGGCCTAACTCGGGCACGGATATGACGACCGCTCCTTTTTGCAGCAGGGCGACAAAATTCTTATACTTGGCGAGATGATCCGATGCCGTGTCGCCGAATATCGTAAATGTCAGCGTCAAATCCCGGGGCGCCAATTTGGGCGTTTCGGGATATATGATCTCTTTTCCGTTTTTGGAGGGATCGTTGTTTTCGACAAAATCCTTCAGAGAGGCAGGAGCAAGGAGGCTTCCCAAAAAATCATCGCTCATGGCAACTCCCATTCCATAGGCATCCTCTCCGTTTATCAATAAATCGCCAGTCATTTTTTATCGTTTAAAGCTTGTGCCAAATATAATTCGGCCGTATCTATCACATCATATCCTTTCGAACTTACGAAGGAGGCGTAGAACATTCCGTCGCCGAATATAATGCCGGTCCCCGCTTTGCTCTCCTCGTTCAGCAATTTGTTCGTCGCTTCGGCGGCTCGCGGGTCGGGATGGTTCCGGTCGGCTATAAACCGTTTTTTCTCTTTGCCGTTGTACGTCACGACATAGCCTAATCCGGAACGGAGATTCCATGTGTGATTGAGGTAGTCCCGCTTGTTTGTTAGCAAACGGGATGCTTTTTGCCGTATGAGCGCTTCGTGCGCCTTCTCGTCGAGGAATCCTACGACTTCGGGCTCTATACCCCCGATGAACTTATCCAGATCGGCTATGTCTTTCTCGATCTTCATATAGCACAAAGTACGCTATTATCGTTACATTGAACAAAATTTGTAATTATTCTTCGTGTTACAAATCCATCGTTTTCCGCTTTATTGCCGTTATATCCTCTTTTATATCCGTCAAGGTCCGGTTGATGGCCCGGGTCGAGGCGTTTATTTCTGCGACCTCTATATAGGTTCTGACGGCGTATTGGAGCAGTTCGTTGTTGATCTGTACGTTTTGCACGACTGCCACCTGAATGGTCGCCACGGAGGATATGAGCGATATGATGGATATGGTTTCATCCATGACATACGCACGAATGTCGCTCAGTTTCCCCTGTATGTCCGTGAGCCGTCCGTTTTGTTCCGCCACCTCGTCCTGCGAGGCGACTTGATAGCCGCGTGCCGTTCCCGATTGGGTGGGTGCATTCTCTTCCGACCATTCGATTCCTTTTTCTTCGGCGGCTTGTTTCAAGCGTTCCAACAATTCCTTGCCGGCCTTTTGCTGGGCCAGTACGTCGTCGAGCAAATCCTCCGTGACCCCTGCGATGGCATCATATCTGTCTTCCTCCGAAAGATCGGTATTTTCGTTTATCTCTTTGATTTTCTGTTTCGCTTTCTCTATTTCCGGACCGATAATTGCGGAATAGAGCATATCCTCCGCAATCTGTTTCAGTACGTCGCCTGCGGCATCTCCGAATGCTTCCGCTGCGTCGGTCCCCGTCTCGAAGGAGGAGATCAGCGCATCGGTAAGGGTATCGCCGAGATTCTGGAATATTCCCGAAAGATAATCGTTCACGGCTTCTACGGCCTGCCGGTAGGTTTCCCAGTTTTCCGTCATTTCTTTGAGCATGGCCCGATTTTCCTTGCTCAAATGCTGAAAATTCTTGTCGTTGCTGTCCACGAACTCTTTCAGGGCTTCCATGTTCAGCTCGTTCCCTTCGAAAAGTTCGGGGAGCAGGTCCTTCAGCGATTTGTATCTGGCAGACCGGAACCAGGTGCTGTGCCGGGTTTGTACCTGCATATTGGCGACGGAATCGGCCGCATCCTTCCATTCTTTGTCTATTTTGTTGAGATTGGCAAGTCCGGTGTTTCCCGTTCCGAGTTCCACGAATACCTCTTTCCCTCTGTTTTTGACCTCCTCGAGCGTCCCGTTGTATTTGTCGAGGGCATCGTTCATGGCTTCGAGGTTGCTCAGATAGTTTCCCCATTCGTTCGTACCGAATATCGTGGAGAAAGCATCCGAGTTGATCCGTGCGCGTTCGTTCATGATACGCAGCTCTTCGTTGAACTCCTTCGCCAGACGCAGGTTGCGTTCCATTGAGGTTTCGCCCTGTCCGAAAAGTCCCACTATCGACGATATGAGGCCGATCCCGGCGGATACGCTACCCATGATATTCCCGAAAGATGCGCCCTGTTCCCCGATTTTGTTCACGCTATTGGCGAATTGAGCCGCATTGGTGGATACGTTAATCAGGGTATTCAGCGCCTCGGCCAGCCCTTCATCGAAATCGCGGATATTCTCTACCGCAGACCTCGCACCAGATGCGATCGCCTCGAAAGCGGTTGCGGCATTCGACCAATTCCCGTCATTGACGGATTTTCCCGCATCTTTGGAGGCGCTTTTCAGCTTTTTGAGTTCTGCGTCGAGTTTGACGATTTCACCGCGCAGTTTTGTCCCTTCCTCGGAATCCGACACGGACAAGTCGTCGTATGCCTTGCGTGCGGCCTCTAACTTTTTCTGCGTCTCGGATATGAGCTCCTCGAGGGCTTTTACCGTCAGCGAAGATAGTTCCTGCGCCCAGGTCGAGCCTTCCACCTCCAATTCGGCGAGCGTTCGCTGCTTTTCGGCTTCCAGCACTTTCCGCTCTCCCTCCGTGCCGGCTTCGGCGATTTTACGGTCGTATTCGTCCTTCGTAGCCTGCAACCGCTCGCGGAAGTTGCCGTATTGTATCATGTATTCGTTCCACGACTGCCGTTCCGAAGCGAACAGATTGTCGATGTCTATATGGGGCAATGTCGCTTCTCCGAATTCTTTGTTCCGTTGCGATTCATTGGCGTTGCGAACGGCGGCGAGTTGTTCCGCCTGTTCCCGGGTCAATTCGCCTTGCAGCTTTATGATCTGCTGCTCGGCATTGTTGATGGCTTCGGCCCGACGTTGATAATCGAGGTTTATCTGTGCGACCTTTTTGGCCGTCCCCTCCTGCATCGAATCTATTTCGGCTTGCAGGGCATCGTCACGCAGCTTTTGAAGGGCCTTTTCAAGGTCATTCAAAGTCTTTTCCTGTTCCGAAGCTGCTTTTTGGGCGTCTTGTTCAGCTTTGCGGCGGGCTTCTTCAGCTGCTTTCCTCTCTTCCGCTGCTTTTTTATTTAAATCGTCAGGTGTTTGTCCTGTGTATAATTTTTGAGCCTCAATAGCGATTTGCGCATTTGTTTCATTTATAGTATCTACAAATGATTTAATGTTCCCTTGATATTCTTTTTTTACTTTATTCCATAAATCTTCACCTCCCGGTAATTTAAGAATAGCTTCACGTAGATTGGTTTCGGCCTTTTCAAGTTTTAGTTCCAAAGTTCTTAATCCAGTAGCTTCTACTATTGCATCGAATGACACTCGATTTCCCTTTAAGCCTCCGGCATTTTCTATTCTTTTGCGTTGTTCTATTATGTCATCTTGGACTTGTATGTATTCTTTATATGCGTCACCCGTACTTTCTAACAGGGTTAATGGTTCACTATTCTTTATGATTTGGTTTTCTGCTGCACGGGCTTTAGCCGTTTCAAGAATAGCATCCCTTAGTGCATTGTATACATCGACCGCATTACCTATCATGACTTGTTCGGCGGATATATTCCCGAAATAAGCAGGGTAGATGTCTTGCAACTTCTTAACGGCTTCGGCCCGTTCCCGATATGGTTTCGATAGATCGGTTGCTGCCTTATATAGCAGATTGAGTTTTGTAATCTCGCTTTGTGCGGCGATACTCCCTTCCGCCATCGTTGCGTGAAACTGTTCGGTGGCAACTCTTGCCGCATCCACGGCTTTTTCCCCTTTGAACAGCGAGCCGACCCATTCGGCGATTTCCTTGCCGTAGAGCGTCAAAACGGTGATGCCGGCGACGAGGGCTGTCTGCCACGATATAATAGACGATAGCACCTGTTTCCAAACGGGCGTGAACGACTGTCCGGCATTTTTGAGCTCCTGCACCCGCTGTTTTGTCAAAGCGAGTTGATCGGCCAAAATAGGCAAGTTATTCGATATGGCGAGAAAAAACGTCTGCGGGCTTACGGCCAGCGACGGCAGTTCCCGTGCGACCTGCTGGATCGAGAACGACAATCCGTTCCAACTCGAGGCATAGTTGCCGACATTACGCTGATGATTGCCGATAGAAGCGTCCAGCTCCTTGATCTTCGTGTCGAGGGTCTGAATGTTTTTGAGCAGGTTTTGTCCTAACGTACTCTCGCGTTCTTCCTTGTTGAGCGATCTGTAAACGATCCGCATCCGGGAGAGTGCCTGCGACATTTCATCCATCGAACCTTCCGCGACTTGTTCCAGTTTGATTTGGTTAGCTACTTCTTGCCGCATTCGCGAAATAGCCTGCTTATTTTCTTCATAAGCCAAAGAGAGGGAGGTCCGGCGAGCAATTTGTTTATCCGTCAATGTAAATCCATCTCGTTCGGCCTTATTCAATGCGTCATATTGGGCCTTCAAGCTTCGATTCTCGGCTTTCAACCGTTCGATAAGCTCGATGTTTTCACGCTTTGCAAGACTTACGGCGTGCAACTCCTCCAATAAGTCCCTCCACGCCTCGGTTTCCGCATTGACGGCCTGCGCCCCCGAGGCGGAGCCGACCGACGATGGGGCGGCGGGCGATGCGGCGGTCGGTTGCGAGACCGTTTTCGCCGCCTGGTTCTGCATCTGTGCGATCCGCTTCATGGTCTGCTCGACGCGGGCCTCCATTTCGGCGATTTTCCGGTTTATGACGTCGAACTCCTTCGTCCCCGAAGGAATGTCGGCCAAGACCTCTTTCAATCGTTTGAGCGAGGCGATAAAGCTGTTGAGCTTATCGGTCTCGGCATTTATTTTGAATGATAGTGCGCTCATCTTCTTTTCCTCCCTCTTCTTGCGGCCATTTCCTTGCCGCTGCCTTTGACTATTTTCTGTTCATCGCCCACGAGAGACCGCACCTTATCGGTCATCATGAGTAACATGGTGGGGTAGTTGATCTCCTCGAATGCTTCCCGGTAGGAGATGTTCAGGTGTTCCATCATCGTGGCCATGATGCCGGCGATCGTGTTGTTGCCTACGGTTTCCGTGATGGCCTTTTTGCGTGTCTTGTCGATCTTTACCGCGCTCAGCAGGTCGCTGCCCGTGATGATGCCGGCTATCGTTTCGGACGCTTCCCGGATTTGCGGATAGTCGGCGTAACGGTTGGCATACCAAAGGAACAGGCGTTGCTTCCATCGTTGCCGAAACAGCAGTTTCGATACCGCCTCCAGCGAGTATTGCTGTCGGCCGTCTATGGACAGATCGGTCCGTTCCTTCGAGAACGCCCGGGCGAGGTCCTTGATGCGGGGCTGGTAAACCCGAAAGTTCAACCGCCCGATACGGATTGTTGCATAGTGCCTGTTGAGCAATGATGCCGCAACGATATTGGCGGATTTACTCATGGTCTTTCGAGATGGAGGCAGACAGTTGTTCCATGACCGCGCCGATTCCTGCCATATCCTCCAGCGGAATCATCCGCAGGGTCTTGTTGTAGGCATCGAACAATTCGGGCAATGTCGCCCTCTTGGAGAATCTGCGCCTCAGATATAGGCAGCGCAGTTCGCTGAATAGGTTTCTGCTCCCTGAAATGCCCAAAGCGACGCTTTTGCACATTGCGGCGAGGCATCCTATGCTCTCGTCCGGCTCTTTTTCGACGTCCCGTGCCTGCATGATGCGGATAGCGGTCCGCGGGGACATTCTGTATATGCCGTATCCTCTTCCGGCGATGCGGAAACTGATGAAATCCATGTGTCGAATGGTTAAAGCAAAGGGGCGAAGGGCTTACGCCTTCCGCCCCTTTGCCGATGTGATGATGTGTGCCTATTTGCCCGGTGCGCTCATTACCGATACGGTATCCGTTACCTCCGAAGCGTCGAACCAGTATTCGGACGATACTTCGGCATTGTCCGGCTCCAGCGCCGTGGCGACGACGTTGATAGCGACGCCTCCGTCCGTTTCGGCATTCCGCGCCACGATCGAGGCTTTCGGGAATACGCAGTATTGATCGTCTTCCGTGAGTGCGATCATGCACTTCTCGATGTCCGTAACGCCGCGGGCCCGTTTCCAGGTCTTTTCTGCGCCGGTCCCGCCCATGAATTCGGCCTTCGTCTTGTAGTCGTACTGCCCGATGGCGAAGTTCATGGTGACTTCTCCCATCTCTTTCGACTGGCGATATACGCCGTCGGTCAGTTGATTTTTGTATTGCGTCGTGGAAGGCTCGGCTTCGTCGAGGCTCCACGTGTCCTGATGGACATTCGGGACCTTCTTGGTGGTAGGGTCTTTGAGGATGGAGCCCAACATCGTCCCCGTCAGGTCTCCCGTGACCTTCGCCGGATCGGCGTACCAGATATTCTTTATACCTGTTGCTGTGATTGCCATGTTTTCAGTCTTTTTTTACGTTTAACACTCTGAACAGGACCCGAACATAGACGTAATGGCACCCGAGGTCTTTATCCTCTTCGCAGCCGATATTCTCATATCGGTAGCGATATGCCGATCCGTCCCGTGTCCCATAGGTCCACTCTTTGAATTTGGCCTTCGCGGCCCTTTCGAGATCATCCAACCGTTGCAGATTCGCGTCTCCTTTGACATCCGGCACGCACAGATTCACCGACACGTAACAGTTTTCCCAATAGGTGCTGGGCGACTGCTCGGATGGTGTCACTACTACAATGCGCTCGCTCTTTATCCGGCCTTCCGGTGCGGCCCAGGAGGTGAAAATCCCCTTGATGCCGAAATCCGAGCAGTCCCGGACCAGAATGTTGCGTGCGTCTCCGGTGGTTATCATGTCGTTGTTGCCTTAGAGCCAAAGTTTGGTGTACTCGTAGCGTTGGCCGCTTTTGAAGTAACCTTGTACGGGATACGATACCGAATCTTCCAGCGTGGAGCCGACAGGAGTGTCGGGGCGGCGGTCGAATATGTTTTTGCCGTGCCGGTCGAGAATCCGCACCTCTTCGTTTTCTTCGATGGGGCGGACATTCGCCGGCATGATCACCTCGTAGGTGTATTCGATCGCTTTCCCGTTCGGCGATTCGATGAACCGGGCCTTTCCGTCGTAACGGGCATTGCATCGGCTCACCGTCTGCCACTCTTCCCTGGCGGAGTTCCAGCGTTGAAGCGTATAGGGAAATCGTATCATAAGAATCTGACTGTCGGTTGCGGATTGAACTCGTCGGCAATATCGGTCAGGCCGTTATCCTTTGCGAGGGCGTGGATGCGGCGGCGCAGTTCTTCGGCATTGTAGCCGAGAGAATATCCGCCGTTGCCTTCGGACGTCAGAACGACAAGCTGCTTCAGGATGTCGATGGCCGCTTTCGCCACCGATACCTTGTTGCCCGGCGCGTACTCTTCGTCCGCCGGCAGCTCCGCGTCCATGCAGGCTACTGCAATCAGGTCGTCGCCCACGTCATAGGGATAGAGCCGTGCCGATATTGCTTCCGAGTTGGTCATTGCAGGTCCGTTTAGGCGTTACCGTCGTTCCACGAGGTATTCTCCGTGTTGATGTAGTACAGCGACTGCCGGTTGATGAGTGCCGGCATGATGTACGCTTCGGCCAGAGTGACCTCGAGCATCGGGTTCAGCTCCGAATAGCGCGTGATCTTCACGTTCTCGCGGTATGCTTGCAGGGCATCGGTGTCCGAAACCTGCGGGACGTCGCTCCACCAGGTCCAGCCGAGCTGCGGTGTCGGCGACAGCACGGCGACATGCTCCGCCCACGGCTTGTAGGTCGTCTGGCTGCCGTCGCGTGCCTCCTGCTTGACGTAGGAATCGATCACGATGATCTGCGGATACCCTTTCGAACGCATGTAGGTATTCACGAGGTCGATCGTGAGCGTGTCGCTGCTTGCCAGGCCCGTCGCGGTGAGCACGACGGGCGAAACCCGCTTGACGGTCTTTTCGCTCATCAGCAGTTTGTCGAAAGCCGCCTGTTCCATGATAGCGTACATGGGCCGGCTGAAGCCCTCTTTCTGGATGGCTCTCTGCCCGGCGATGATGTCGCCGAGCGGATCGCTGCCGGAGGATGCGCTCCACTTGTTTTTCACGCCGGTTTTGTGTGCCGAAGGGATGTTGAAGTTGAGCATTTCCTGCGTTACCACGTCGTTGTTGTTTACGGTTTTGAGTACGATTTCGGCCTTCGATCCGGCTTGGAGGGCCAGGTCTTCGGCGCGATAGTTCACGCCGTTGTAGCAGAACTCCACGTCTTCATAGACCATATCCACGAGCTGGAGCGCCACATTGGGGTTGCCGCTCGACTGCGCATAACTGCGGAGGATTTGGTATTCCTTGATCTGCTTTTCGTCCTTTGCCCGTGAGATTGCGACTTTCGCAACCTGGCCGCTCCATGCGCCGATGGTCTTGCGTATTTTCTGCGGCGCCTTCGCGTTGAACGCGACCACGTCTGCACTCACGGGGATTCCGTCGTTCCCTTCCAAGGACTTGATGTCGAGTGTCGGGGTGTAACGCAGGGGGAACAGCGTCGGCCATGCCAGACCGGCCCCCGGCATGTACGAGTTCAGTTCGGCCTGCATATCGACCTGCGAAAGGTCGAAAAGGGGTTTTCTCATGTCTGCCATGGCTAAACGAGATTAATGGATTTGAGACTTGCGAGAATTTCGGGGGCGATGTTGGTCGTCACGGCCCGGACGCTCGCACCGTTGACGAGGCGCACGAAGTTGTTTACCGTGCCGCCTTCGAGCTTGTCGCCCGTCAGATAGGCCGGTGCATAGACAGCCTCCGCGCCCGATGCCTTCGCCGCTTTCGCCTGATAGCCCTTCGTGCCCACGGCGACGGTCGCGCCGAATGCTGCGGTCGTCAGCACGTCTTTTGAGGCATCCGAGCTGTTGATCGCGGAGATGGCGACGGCCTTTCCGCCGAAAGCGATGAATTCGCCCTGTTTGAATCCGGAGCCTTTCGCGATTTCGATAGTCGTGTCCTCGGCTCCGATGGCCTTCACGAGCGTCGCGCCCTTGATCGGCTTGTAGATGTTTCCGGTTGCCAATCCGACGACGGACCCGGCCGGCAGGTCGCCTTCGAGGTCCGTTACATCGACTGTGCCGCCGCCTTCCTTCTCGGAAAATACCACCTCGAACACCACCTTGTCGGGTTCGGGTGCATCATAAAATTTGTTTTGCAAACTCATGTCGATTGTTTTTTGATTTATAGACCTTTGATCGCCGATGTCTTGTAACCCTCGGCGGCCTTCTTGCGATCCAGTCGGGCCGCCATCGCCGCAGACGTCTTGTCTCCGCTTTCTCCGCCTCCGAAAAGGGGCGGGGCCGATCCTACGCCGCTTTTGACGAACATTTTGGCTGCTTTAGAAAGCACCTGATCCACATCATCGTCGGGGTTGATCCTGATGATGGAGAGCATGTCGTCGTCGAGCCCCAGCGCGCGGGCCTTTTCACGGATTGCCGCAGCTCGTTGCGCCTGCGTCTGCGCCGCTTCGAATCCCTCGATCTTCTCCGTGTAGGGCTTCATGGCAGTCTGGATAAAGGATTTCATCCGCTCCTCGAATGCCTCGGGATCGAAAGTCCGGGGATTGCTCTTGCCTCCGGGTTCGGGTTGCTGCTCTCCGCCCCCGGGCGCAGGGACTACGGGTTTTCCGTCTTTTAGGTTATGCCGCCTCTCGTAGTTGCGTACTGCGGTCTGCGAAGCATCCCCTGCGCGGTAGTCGCCGTAGCTTTGTAACACGTCCGGAAACCCGATCCCCTCCGCAATGGCAGGTAATTGAGCTTCGTCCGTCACGTTCTCGGCCTTCTTCGTAGCGATCCGGTCGAGGATTGCATCGTCAACCCCAACGAATTTGGTTTTGAGCAATGCCAGGAGTTTTTCTTTCATGTTCTTTCGTTCTATATGGTTTGGGATAAGTCCTCCTATCCGCATCAAAAAAGGTCTGCCGGCTGATGCCAACAGACCTACCTAACCTGACAATTACATGGAAGTAGTTTCGTTCTATGTCTGTTGGCCTATATCTTCATAGGCTCCGCGACAAAAATCTGCATGTTCGGCACATTGTGCAAATTTTTTTGCGGAAAAATTCAATAAAAGCCGGAGAATTTATCCATGCCGGTGGAATAAGGGCGATTGTGTTCTGTTCGTTCGACTATCCTTCGGGAAAAATCCCCGGATTTGGCTCCTGATTGTTTAATTGGTTTGATCGTGCCCTTTCCGATTTCAGCCGCTCCATTTCGGTTTTCGGGTCTTTGATCCGCGGATTCTGATAGACTGCGGTCTCCTGGCTCATCGTTCCGGCGTCGATGGATTTCCGGATGATGTCGAGCGTATCGGAAACATTGTCGGGCATAGGTGTCGAGAATTGATAGCCGATTTTTAATGCCTCGAGCTGCCCGTTCAGCTTCAATTCGGGATGAAGCACGCCGACAATGGCTTTCACGACGTTGATTTCCCGGTCGATCAGCGTTCCGTAGTAGTCCTGGTAGTTCTTGGCCTTCAGCTCAGGGAAGAAAAACATGTATTCCCAACTGACGCCGCTCGGAATCTTCATCTCCTTGATGACGTCCGATGCGGGGTTTACGGAATAGGTCATGCCGTAGATGAACGAATCGAGCGTGTCGCATTCGCGTTTGCGGTTCTCGGGGGCAGAATCGTATGTCAGATAGTAGACTTTGCCTCCGTTCTGTGTCTGGATGATTTGTGCCGGATCGTCCGGATTGAGAGAACCTGCCACGATTCCTTCGCCGACCACTTTCGGATTGGCGAAATAGTCGTTCATGTCGGCATCGTTGCATTGTATCGCTTCGCGTCGTTCGATCAAAGCCTGCACGTCCGCCCACTCCCGCTCCTGCATGTAGAGAAGGACCGGAATTTTCCCGATGAAATTCTTCTCCGGGACAACTTCCCACCCAACGGCACGCCGTGTGCAGCGGAAGATCGTTTCCGCGGTATAGATGTCGCAATGAATCTCGTCGTTCCCCTCGTCGTCCTGTATGGTGAATTGGCGGACAAAGAGCATCATCCGCCCGAAATCGTCGAATTTATAGTAGATGTCGTCCCCGAGCGATTTTGCGAGGACCTTCACCATCACCTGAAGCTCGCCTTCGGGCGAGAGATAGAGATGGTACAGTTTGGCGCACAATGTTTCGGATCCGGCTTTGGTCTTGCATTCCCGCATGTTTGAATCGAAGCGCGTCGTTTTGAGAATCTCCAGGAATCGTTCGTAGGCTTCGGCGGCTTTGCTCGTTCGGATGGTCTCTCCGTCGGGTCCGGAGGCCTCTACTACGTCCGAAAGATCGGAAAACTGCACGGGCGAGCCGAACAGGAAGGCAGTGGCTTGCATGTTGATGACCTTCTGAAACGGGATGGGCAGTTTGGCCGTGATGATGTCCGGCTTGCCTTTCTGGTGACGATCCGGACGTTTCGTCACATCGTGTTTTGTCGGGTCGTATTCTTTGAGGGCTTGCGCGATTTGCCCGTTGTGTGTCGTCATTTTGCCCAGCAACCGGGACACGTCGCCGTTCCGTATGAGATCGACGAGCTTCTGTTTGCGGCCCAGCGCTGCGTTGAATTGATTGGTGAGGGCTTGTGTGATTTGTCTGATCGTTGCCATATTATAATCCTAAGTCTTCTTTCGAAAGAGGGCGTATTTGATTGTAGTCGAACCATACACGCATCAGCAGCGCGTCCCTCCAGTCGGGGGAGCGTCCGATGTCCTGCTTGATCTCGTCTTTGGGCTTCAGGAACAGTTTGCGGTCGTTGTCCACGTTCCAGGTCTGAAGCTGTTCCAATTCCTCGGTGATTTCGTCTTTCTGATCCTCGGACAATTCGCAATCGAAGGACATGGCGAAGGAGTTGATCTTGTCGGCCAGCTTGTATCCGCATTGCGTCTGGAGGTTCGAGAAATTCTCTCCGTTGAGACATTGCGAGTTATTGATGAATCCGCCGATCCGGCACATATCGACCACTCCGCCGCCCACTCCGTCTTCGTCGGCGATGATCCGATAGCGGGGGATGCGGTGTTTGGCGGCCAATGATTCGATGCAGGCGGCGATTTCCGTAGTGGCGCTTCGGTCGAACGACACCTGTTCGATGATCGCCCAGCCGTCCCACACGAGGATTCGCGCCCGGTCGGAACCGAAGCGGGCAATATCCGCCGTGATGTATTTGATGCCGGTGCGGGCATGGATTTTCGGATAGAAAATCTCGCGGATGTCGTCATGCGAGCATAGGGCATTCGGATTGTCGTCGTAATCCCAGTTTCCCTTCAGCAACCGTTCTTTCTTGACCTTATCGGTCGTGGATTTCAGCGCTTCGATATAATCCTTTTCGATGAACGGGTTGTCCTGGACGAGTGCGGCGAGGTATATTCGGTAGGGCGGGAGCGTCCCGGCCTTCGCCGGTTTGTAGAATGTCGAGTGCATCCAGTTCTTTTTCGGGTTACACGAGATGAACAGTTTGCGCAGGATTCCGTATTTGTCGTTCAGGTGACGCCCGATGCGGGTTTTGAGCGTGTCGTAGGCTCCGAAGTTCACTTCGCCGCCCTCCTCGATCCATCCTCCGGTGTATTCCACCGAACCGTAGCGTTCATAGAGGGGATCGGACGGAAGATAACGCAGATCGAGCAGGTCGATGCGGCTGCCGTTGGTAAACTGAATGTAATGATCCTGCCCGTTGTATTTGAAATCCAGGTCACGCACGATGCCGTATTGTGCGCAGACCTTGAAAAAGGTGATAAGCGTCGATTCCCGCAGGCGTTTCAACTCTTCGCGGCCGATGAACCATTTCGTCCCCGGGTGGCACAGCGACATGAATGCCAGCCATGTGCAGCCGGTCCACGATTTCGCACCTCCGGCGGCTCCGCCATATAGGAATTCCGTGTGGGTGTCGTCGGTAAGAATGCGCAGGGCCTCCTCCTGCTTGGCATGATGCCCGTGTTCCGACCGGGTGATGAAGCCGAAGATTCCCCGCCGGAACATTTCGCACTCTACAGAGAGCCTATCAGAGACAAGTTTATTTGCTGGATTTACCATCGGCAGCCTTCTGGATAAGGACATAAGCCAATTTCAAGTCTTCGTCGGAAAGATTCGAGTAGTCTATCGACTCCTTCATGTTTACGTCGGCCTCGATATTGGATTTAGATCTATTTTGCCACTTTTGTGGATTTATGTTTGTCAATAAAAAAATCGCAGCACCAACATTTGGTGGCTCTTCAATATTTTTTTTTGTTTGTTTTTTTATTTTTGGTTTTCCATCTGAATCCGTATATTCTGTCATTGTTTGCTCCCAAGCATAGCCCTTAGCACATCTTGCGAGGGATTTTACAAGATCAATCTCAAGCGTGCCCCGAAAAGTATTTTTTGCCCTTTTTATTGTGTCGGAAAATTCGGATTTTTTGAGCCAATTATAATATGTTTTTTGATCTATATTAAGGAAAGATAAAAAATCTATAAGACGAGCTCCTCCATCATCAATAAGCCCGTTTTTGCTAACCCATTCAGCGCATCGCTTTATTATTTCAGGACTATACTTTGCCATATTATAATTTGAGCGGCGGGGTGGATTCGAACCCCATTTCCGATTTGGATTAATCGGCGCACTGCCGTTGTGCTACCGCCGCTTGTTTGTATTTTTCTCGTTCAATTTGTGCCTCACTTTTTTGAAGGTGTCGATCCTCCCTTTTTACATTCTCTCCTTTGTACATCCCAGCCCCAATTTCGTCGATTTTGGAGAACGGAATAATTGGAACGGTCAATTTGTCTTTATACGCTTGGTCGATAAAGTATATATATCGTAATTGATATCCCGGTATGAACTTTGCGCCTAATTTCACCCACTCGTTTCTTGTTCTATATTTATGTTCAATGCTAAATATGCCGACTGTTTTTTTACAATCGAGAGGTGAGGCGTTGCCTCTAATGTCATGGCCGCAATTCTATCGCCGGTAGGGAATTCAAGTATCGTTTTATTTTCACGAATGCCTGTAAGCACAAAATTGCTCGCTCTATAAATAGTTCCATCGCCACATTGAGCCGCATCTGCGAACGAAATTACCCATTTTACATGGGGCGCATTTTTTTTGATAAGGCGTAGAGATTTGCCGATGCAATAACTTTCCGAGTTTCTTGGAAGGTAATCATCGAAGGCCATGCGATTTAATTCTAAAAAATCATTCCATCCGGTATTATTTACAAGGCCAATAATTTTCTTTTTGTCCATTGACGGACCATATTGGAGAACCCCATGAAGTTTCCCGTCAAGAAAGGCTCCAAAGTGTAGCTGACTATTTTGGACAACTTTCCCTGAGTAATGGTGCTTTTTAACAAAATCGTTAGCCAGTTTACTCGGGATTACTTTTATGACTATTTCCTTTGCTCGGCCCATTGTTGAACGATTAAAAATAAAGCATTCCCATTGCTGTTTTCGTTGCCAAACGTTTCCATATATTTGAACTCATCCGTTGTCTTTATTTCAGAGATGGCCAGTTTTAATGTTTCCGCTTGTTCGTCGGCAAGAATAAAGCTCATGTGCTGAAACGGGTCTTTATCCCCGTTTTTAAGAGAAAAATCATCGCTAAAATCTTCAGGATCGGCACTCCATTCTTTGGGCACATCCATTCCCCAAGATGATAATTGATCCAAATCCCAATCCGAGGCGATCAGAGACCAATCCCATTCTCCATATCCAAGATTGTCTTTGATAACAATAGCCTTTATTTTTTCGATAGGCGTATCTTCAGGGAAGATGTAACATGGCATTGACTCCATATTAAGAGCCTTTGCCGCCTGAAGTCTCATATTCCCCCCAATGACAATGTTTTCCCCGCAATAACGATAAACTAATAAAGGCCGACATTCCATCATTTCAGGATCATCAATAAGCGACTTTTTAAGTTTATCCAACATTTCCGCAGAGATAATCCTTGGATTACCAGGTAATCCATTAACTTGTCCGTTATTTGGCGATAATTCTGATATTAAAATATTTTTAACCATGTCTTTTCGTCTGAATCGTGTTTCCTATGTCTTCATAGGTTCAGAGGCAAAGGTGCGGTGCTTCGGCACATTGTGCAAGAGATTGGGTGAAAAAAATCCCCGACCGATTAGGTCAGGGATCTATTTTGGCATATAAACTGTTTGTCAGCTATCAGTTAAATCTGAGACTTTGTGATTATTAAAATGAATCTTTTTCATAGTAGTTCATAATTTATAAGTGTGACATAAATATAGTATATCCTTGTCGCGGCAAAATTAAACCATCATTTTGTTTTCTCGAACCGACCTTATACGGTCGGTCCCGCTGCTTCGCACTTCATTTTTCTGCTTCGGATGATTTCCAGAATCACCCGGTCGCCATCAATTACCAATATTCCGTAGCTGGGTTTCATCCTTTGTGTAACCTTTGTGTTATTCGTCGTTTTGGTCACAGTCGCTTGTGGCCCATCGAACGAAAAGCACAAACCACGATACGGTGGCCACCCACGCTGCAATAAGTTGAAATGTTGAACGATTCGGAGCATTGATAACCGTTATTAACACAACGCAAACGCAGCCCAAGCAGAGAATTAAGACAAGGCATTTGATTATGGTTGCGACTGTTCCATTTCGTATCTGTCGCCGTTCTTCGAACGTCCGTCTAACGGCATCTTCGACCGCTTTATCTATTCGATTATCAGTATAATCTTTAATGCCTTGAATCAAAAAGCGGGTGCGGCTCAATATGTCATCTTCTCGGTTCATGATTGAGGATAGATTGCGTGTTGATTATCTTTTTTAGTCGGTTTCGACCTCAATACCTCTAATATCACCCGGTCGCCGTCGAGAATCAGCATTCCGTGTCGGCGGGGATCGCCGCCTTTGGTTCGGTGCTCTGCTTCGCATTCGGTTCGGATGCGGACACAGCGGAAGCCTGCGGCCTCGAAAGCCGATCCGATCAGCGACAGGTCGCTGCGCTTGGAGGCGCAGTACATGCGCGGAATCGCCGCCTCGATGCGGCCCATGTGTTCGATGCAATTTTTCATGGATGTTTAGCAATAAAAAACTGCGTTACGAGTTGCTCGGCCTTCCATGCAAGCCGTCGGGCGTTTCCGCTACCGAACTCGACGCAGTTAAATTCAACTGTATTATAGATACAAAATACCCTTATATTCCGGACATAATTGTATCACATGGAAGTTTAGCAATGCAAATCTACGAATAAGTTTCAATCCGCCAAAATTCGGCAATAAATTTGTTTTGCAACTAAAAAATAGTTACATTTGCGTTGTAAACAAATAGCGATGGGGACAAAAGAAAAATTAATACAGCGCTTTGTGTCACAACCCAAGGATTTCACGTGGGATGAACTTGTAAGGTTGTTTGGCATCTTTGGATATGAAATAAGCAATAAAGGGAAAACAAGCGGTTCTCGTGTGATTTTCGTCAAGGGAGAAAGTTCTTATACGGCACACAAGCCCCACCCTGACAGCATAATCAAAAGCTATGTAATAAAACAGGTGTTAGAGTTCCTTAAAAACAATGAATTGATATGAATACGATGAATTATAAAGGCTACATAGGTAGCATAGAGGTCAGCGAAGAAGATAATCGCCTTTTCGGAAAGGTTCTTGCCTTGCCGCACGATACGATGATTACTTACGAGGGAGAAACAGTAACGGAACTTCGCGATGATTTTCACGGTGCGGTGGATGATTATTTGGCCTATTGCGAAGCAGAGGGCATAGAGCCTCGAAAAAGTTATTCGGGGACTTTGAATGTTCGCATATCGCCTGAAACCCACAGAAAAATAGTTATACTTGCCAAGCAAGCGGGAATTTCAATAAATGCATTCATCAAATCCGCGGTAGAGAAACAGATTGCAACAATGCTGTGATTGAGTGATATTACAGAATATTAATCATAAAAACACCCTGACTTTCAATAGCCAGGGTGTTTTGTTTAGCAATTTTGCAAGAAATAAAAAAGCGTCCCATTTCGGACGCTTATTCATCATAAAGCATTTATTTCGCTCAATTAAAATGTTCACTTTATTTATGCAAATCGTATCCACATTTTTCGCATATAGCCTCGCCGTTGCTTTTGTAATGATTAATAGTATCACATTCGGGGCATCTCCATATTGAATTCAGCAAAACACACGGCTCTTGTTTTTGAGTAGCAGTAGAGGTTTTTACTTCTGTTTTATGAGGTTGAAGTATTTCGCGAATTGCAGAAACATCATTTGTCATGCCCCATACCTTAAAAAATAGTATGATTTGCAGGATGCCGAACACCAGCATCACAAGACCGAGGATAATAGTAATTGTTTCCATATTTTAGTTGGTTTGTTGTATATACCACAATATGTTGTTTGAATCTTTCAATCTCCGCCGCAAAGTCAGATACGGATTCCACTCCTATACGGGCGACTGTTCTACGCTTTACTCACCTTATTCTATTTCAACGTGTCCTCCTGTTTCGTCTATATAGATATGGACAAATTTAACTTCACGAGTTCCGTCATAATCCGTGCGAATGACCTTAAACCGATGATCGTTTATCTCCTTCTGTAAATATTCGGTCGTGTATTTGGGCTCGTGCGTAAAATCATCCGTGCTTTCTTCAAAAAGAACGATCGTTTGCGGTTCTTCGATGTTATCCAAATGACAGTTGGCATATTCTAATTCATTCCATGTAGAATTATAATAGGACAGCCATTGTCCGGAATTGTCTTTAGAAACAAGGAAAGTATCATCCTGCATTGTCGCAGATAATAAATTATACAGGATTCGATTTTCTTCATATAATGCCCCAATTTGAAAAAATACCTCTTGTTTGTCGATATTGTATATTATATATCCACACTTGTTATTTCCGTCTTTATATACAAGTACGTGTTCGTCATCCCATGGTTTGAGGGTTATCAAATATCCGTTGTTGATAGGATATTCTCCAATATTATATCTTGTATGTTTATTATCTTTATAGCATGTTATCAAATCCCAATAAGATAGAGATTTATCATTAGAATCATACGCCATTATGAATGAAAAGCAATCTGGAAATACACATAGATTATTTATAAAATGGCTATTGGGGGCATCGTATGAAGGATATTCCCATTGAATCGTCTGTCCGTATGCAGTTGTTATTGGCTTGTCGTCATCGGTAAATTCATATAACAGTTTGTTCGATGATTTGTCGAATACAGCAATCCAAAAATCGGATCTATCCTTATATCCCGTTAAGATAATCGTATTCGGCCATTGTGGCAATTCCGGATAAGATGCAATGCCATCTTTTATACCATACCAATTAAGATTAGAAAGCCTGTTTTTGTCAATGCCATTTAATTCGAGCAGCTGCTCGATGGGCGAAGGTTCCGGCTTTTCTTTGGTTGAGGATTCGGAGCAGGCATAGAACCCAAGAAGCGCTGTTATTAAAAAGAATAATTGTTTCATGATAGCTGCTATAACGAGAACCTATTTTTTACGTTTAATAGTATGCTTTAATTTTAGCACGGCAAAATTCAATTCTATTTCGGTCTCCGTATCCGTTGTCTGCATATCCTCCCCGAACAGATCGGCCATGATTTCGCCGCTTTTCTGCATCAAGGTCTTTTGCTTGAACTCGTCCGGGTTTGAGGACATCTCGCCGATAGTGCGGGACAGTTCGCGAAGTTTGGCGAAAGCCTCGATGATCGCAATAGTCGTTTGCGTAGCCCGTTCGCTTTTCAGAATTGTAGCCAGCATGTAGAGCCCTTTTTCAGTGAATGCCTTCGGTGTAACCGGGGAAAATTTGAGCCGGACAAGGTGGTGAAAATTTTCCACCACATACTGTTTTTCAGATTGTTGAAGCTCGAATATGTATCCATCCGGAAACTTATCCAGGTTGTTGCGGACAGCTTTATTAACTTCTTTGGTTTCCACTCCGTAGAGTTGTGCCACGTCGGCGTCCAGCAATACGTCTTGATCGCGAAGCCGCACGACCCTGTCGCGTACATCGCTGAATTTGATTAGTTCGGACATATTATTGAAAAAGATTTCAACGATAATCTATTATTACATTATATTCCTTTTTACCACTCCTGTTACCCGCAATAACCGGCGGACATCCTCGAAAGGTATCTCGAATTCCGGATAGAAGTATTCACCTTCCATCGGGCCTGTTTCGTGCTTCATGTGATTGTCGCTCATACAACGGAATGCCTTTTTATCCTTGCTGTAATATAACCGTTTGAGAAATCGGTTTTCCTCGGTCTCGATTACATACACGGTTCCTGGTTCAATGAAATGCTCATTGTATTGCCGTAATCCGATTACGCATCCCGCAGGGTAGTTCGGGACCATGCTGTTACCATAGACCCGCATCGCAAATTCGCTGTCTTTGAGCAATCCGCCGATTTCAATCATGCCGACCGGGGCGGTTTGCGCCATTTCCATTGCATAGTTTGTTCCGGCGGCCACTTCTGCATCGTAATAGGGGATAACCTTTCCGGAACTGATGGTGGTATCGCTGTCTTGTTCCGTATTATTATGTGGTATATCACCTTTACCTGTTTGAAGCCATGATAGTGATATGTCTAATTTGGTTGATATTAGATTTAGAATATCAATGCTGGGCGTTGGGTATTTCCCGTTTCGGGGATCAATCTTAAACAGGCGATTCACTTTTTGTGATTCGTTGAATCCGAGTGCAATACAAAATGCACGAACGCTCCCATTAAAATTTGTATCAATCAAATTTCTAATTCTTTGATTGACAGCAGGTATTTTATTAGCAGGTATCATTGTTTTAAATTTGTTTGAAATAAATTTGCTTAAATGTAAAACATGTTTTATATTTGCATTGTCAAACTAATGTAATGGTCCCCGTTCGATAAACCGAACGCAAGGCGCAAAAACAAAGGTACTAATAAATTATGAAAACGAGGTACAATAAATCGAAGATCATGCGCAATGCCTGGTTCCTGAGAAAGATTCAGCCGACGATGGCTTTCTCGGTTTGCCTTCGCAAGGCATGGCGCAACGAGAAATTGGCGATGTTGGCCGCGAAGATCGAGGGCCGCAACCTCGCCGAGGAAGATGCGCAGGCCAAAACGACGACTTATAACCCCGAGTTGCTGACGATTCCGGCCGACTACTACGGCGAATATGGCCGCTACTATGGTGATTGAAATAGCGAGATTCTCGCAAAACCTCGAAATAGTTATGAATAATGACGTGATCCAATCAGCCGACAGGCTGGCCGCCCTGCTCGATGAACAGCGGGCATGTATCGAACGAATTATCGCAATACTCGACAAATAAACAATCCATGCTGGTAAAAAAGAACATAAGAAAGATCATCGTATCCCCGGAGGTGAAGAAGGAGATCGCCGCGGAGCTGGGATGCACGGTAGATACCGTTTACAATGCTTTGAATCTGACGGACCCGACGACCGGAGAACAACCTGACCGTATTCGCCGTATGGCGTTGGAGCGCGGAGGTTACAAAGGGACGACGATCAAGTGGATAGAGGAGTGATGACAAGGAGTGCGTAGCTCAGCGGTAGAGCGGTGTAGGAATGCGAAAGAGAATAGACGGAGGTTGGAAGGCCTCGCATTTCCGAGCGCAGGTTGCGGGTTCGAATCCTGCCGCACTCCCAAAATAAACCATAAAACAATACCATGAATACGAACTACGACAAAATCAAATCCGATCTTTTGGATTTCGGTAAACGAAATGGCGCCTGCATCGGTCAATATCAACGGCTCTACAAGGCAGAGAGCATAGAAGATGTAATTTCCGTTGTTAAAGACAATTTCGAATGGTGTATCAAATATAAGGACTTTGCCGACGTGCTGATGGCGAACCGCGAGCAGTTTGCAGAGCACCGAATATGGATCAACCAGAATGTAGAAATACAAGAGGGAGTAGGTTTTCTTTTGGTAACCGAAGGGTCGATCAACGCCAAGAGTTATGGCTCCTCGACGATCAACGCCAAGAGTTATGGCTCCTCGACGATCAACGCCAAGAGTTATGGCACCTCGATGATCAACGCCGAGAGTTGGAACACCTCGACGATCAACGCCGAGAGTTATGACACCTCGACGATCAACGCCGAGAGTTGTGGCACCTCGACGATCAACGCCGAGAGTTGGAACACCTCGACGATCAACGCCGAGAGTTGGAACACCTCGACGATCAACGCCAAGAGTTATGACACCTCGACGATCAACGCCAAGAGTTGGAACACCTCGACGATCAACGCCGAGAGTTATGACACCTCGACGATCAACGCCAAGAGTTATGACACCTCGATGATCAACGCCGAGAGTTGTGGCACCTCGACGATCAACGCCAAGAGTTATGGCACCTCGATGATCAACGCCGAGAGTTGGAACACCTCGACGATGGTTATCCACACCTTGAATATCGAGTGCGAAGTAAACGATCGTAGCATCGCCCGCTATATATACGACAACCGCATCGTCATTGCGGATACCTCCGTAACGGTAGAACAATATCACAAGTAGGAATAAAAGGGAGCAACCTACCGGGGACGCCCGGACAAGTGGAAATCAATGATGCGAGGATCAAGCCGTTGAGCGGTACCGCAAGAAACGGCCTCTGAAAACGAAGATGGCAGCTACCTTTTCTCGCAGGTAAGCATCAAAGCTGCCGCCGGGGCGGATCCGGCACTCCCGCCAATAGCCACCCTATGAGGTGAGGGGTTCGATCGCTGGCAATACAACCCCAGCCGCAAGGCAGAAAGCGATCCGGCAGTCGGAGCCGCACCATTCCGACCGACGCCTGCAACGTATCTGCACTGTGTGCCGCCATTGAGAAGATGCGGCCGCGAGTAAGCGAATAGCCGAAATGCGCGAAAGACCGGCACGGGCTCCGAAGCTGCGACGACATGAGCGGCCAGGACCACCGGGACAAATCAAGCGCATTATATGCCATAGTGGGGTTGAATGTCTCCGCTATGGCGCTAATGCCCGGGCTGCAGGATTCATGGTAGTTTGCCATTGTTTGGAGATTGGTTGTGTGTGGCTCGGGCATCTTTTTGACAGACTTAAAACTTCGATGATATGAAACATGATCCGCAAACAAAGATTCTCGCCTACCTGGTAGTGGGCGGGAGGCTCACGGTGAGAAAGGCCGAGCGGCTTTTCCATACCACGGAACTCCGGCGTATCGTAAGCCGGCTTCGTCGCAAGGGATACACGATCAGCTCGGACAAGCTGAGTGCCGTTACCGAGGATGGACGGCCGACGCGGTTCAACGAGTATTACATGCCCCAGGCTGCGGACGCCTGCCAATAGTCCGCGATTGGCTTCTTCTTTTAATTTTAGGTTAGTAGTTTCCGTCCGCCAGCCGTGAGGTCCGCGGGCGGGCGGCTGCCCGAACCGAAGTCCTGCGTTAAGCGCGTGGGAGCGTGACAGGTTCGGGCGGCTTTTATGGGGGGCTACTGGTAGATACACCGGGACATGTATCTGGCAAGCGGCGACGCTTCGGGAGTTCGAATCTCTCACCCTCCGCACGCCTCCGACAGAATGTCGTAGCCGTATCGGCCTTGAAAGTGATAGGGAGCCGATGAATATTTATTTGCTTGCCTTTTTGATGAAAGTATGAGGCATGAAGCGATGGAGGTAGCCAAAGAACCTATCTATTTGGTGTCGATCTTCGTATATCGGGGCGTGGTCGGCCTCGGAGTAGCAGCTTGAGACTATATGCAAGTACCTCGGTGACGGGAATAACAGACAAATGGTTAGTCCTTGGTATTTATGACCGTCTTTGTCGTATTTTTTACGTCCAGTTATCTGTGTTTAGGATATGTCCGAACGAGGGAACGCATATTATTGAGCTATGGTGTAACGGCAACACCGCAGGTTTTGGTCCTGCTGTTCCCGGTTCGAATCCGGGTGGCTCAACAGGGAGCAATCCCTACGTTGTTCATTTGGTCCGGCTTCGAGATCATTCGATCAACGGAAGCGACAGAAGGTACATCCTTCGACATTCTGCGACCGAGTGAATGGAAGTAGCGAGGTCAAGGCGTCAGCCCACGAAACGGGCAAAGAACGCAAATCGGCGGCGCGAAGCATAGTACCGCCGCCACCGCGGGGGATTCGTCAAGTCCCCCGCATTTTTTGTAATCAAAATTTGTACGATATGCCGAAACCGATCACCGACAAATACGGGAACCTGCTGAAACCGATCCGTATCGACCGCAATACGCTGCTGTATGTCGCCCCGAAAGATGCGACCCTGGCCCGCGCCGAGAAGTTCCGCAAGGATGCGGAGCGGTCGCAGAAAATGGCGTTGAATCTGAAGTAGCTTGAGAAGATGCCTTGCGATATTTGCAGGCTTTTTGCAGTTTGTTTGCAAAAATGTATATTTGCATGTCAAACGACGGTTGCTATGGGAAACAGAAACGCAAAGGTTGAAGGGATGCTCACAACGAATAATAAAAAGATCAAAGTGAATCTTTTTGTCGTCATGTTCGAGGACCACGGATGCCAGGTCGCTTATTGTCCCGCTTTGAATGTCTATGGTTACGGCAAGCAGGAGCAGGAAGCCCGCGAATCGTTCGAGACTTGTCTGATGGAGTTTTTCGATTATGCGATCAAGAAAAAGACCCTTGTCGCAGAGTTGGAATCTTTGGGCTGGACGATTAAGAAGGAAAAGAAATTCACCGCTCCGGCCTTCAGCAGTTTGCTTGAAAAGAACAAGACGCTGAAAAAAATCATGGATACCAAAGATTTCAAAAAGATCAACGCTCCTATAAGCCTGCCATCTTTTGCTTAATAGCCGTATGGGGCGATTGTCCAATATACCGTTGCGTCGGTTCCGCGATTTTCTCGATTATAAGGGCCTGAAATGCATTCGAACGGTTGGCGGTCATGAAAAATGGGTGAGGGCCGATTTAAGGCGTCCGGTCATGCTTCAAACGCATATTGATCCGGTTCCGGAGTTCATCATCCGCAATAATCTGAAAACCATAGGAGCCACGATCAAAGAGTTTACCGATTACTTGTGTAACTGATCTTAGCTGTTGTTATATTGTAACCGAGGTTCTGCCTCGGTTTTTTCGTTTTAATTTTTGCAGATTCGAAATGAATCGCTATATTTGTAAAGCCAAACCACCCGATTGTGGGTAATACAGAAATATAAACCGCACCTTTATAGGGCGTGTTCTCGGTTCACTTCTGCTCCGCAGTTGTGGTGGTTTGGCGACTAACTGGAGGGCACGTCCTTCTTTTTGCATATTGTTTAACTTGTGTTCAACCAAATGCCAAACCACAACACAAGTGGTAACCGGGTACATAGTGTACCTCAGACCACCGTACCGTCTACGACACAGACGATCGTCACCTACAAGTACCTGGGTAAAACCCAACTAATGCGGGCTCGCTTCACACAGAGCCCCGAAACCTACATTATCAGCATCCGGGGCACGCGCCACGACGGCAAGAAGGTCGAGGTGTCGCGCATCTACGACGAGCTGCATCCTCTGATGGCCGTAGGCCGTGCTGTCGTGGAATTCAGCGACGATTACATCGGGTGTACCATCGACTTCATCAACTACAAACAGAAAGTCCTCAAATAGTATGGCCGGCCTGGTAACTTATGTGCTGCTGCTGTCGGTGATAGCGGCGGTATTCGGTGCCGTGTACTCTTCTCCGGAGCGGAAACGGCGGACCGAACAATGGTTGAACGATAAATTCGAGAATCTATGAACGGAGCATTTTCGGAGATCACGGTAAAATCCGTGTGGGTAAAAATGGGCGGTCGCATCTGGCGTTGGCAGTACACGTTGCGGCGCGCCCTTGCCCGGCCTTTCAAGAAACTGCGGCGCCGTATCCATAAGACCGCGCACCGCCTCGTGTTGTACGTAACCGACTGTCGTTAGCCATGAACACGACACAATACCATCCGACGGGTAGAATGGCTCCTGTGGCAGTTGATACGGAGGAGGAGCTCTACGACGTCCCGAGCGAATATATCACGGGATGCGAGGAACGGAAAACACACCCCTCGCTCAATGAGTTTTCGCTCTCCGATTATGCGAAACGGTTGATTTTCGACAGCTTCCGTAAGATGATCGGGGCGGATTCTCGGGGCGATATGGACGGTGAGCGGTACGAGCTCGAATGGGGCAGTTATCACATTACGGCCGTACACCATTACGAGGCCAGCGAAAAAAGGGGCGGAGACAGCTATATGGGTTTCTGCGAGACCTATGCCGAGGTTGCCCGGGATTCGATAGAAATCGTCGAGGTGTGGGATACGGTGTACGGCTGCAACCGCCCGACGCTGCCGGGCATTCTGAATAAGTTTTACGAACGGAAAAAACTCTATTGACTATGACACGAATCGAGTACACCATCAACGGCAAGTTTGCCGGGGCCGATATGGTAAACCGGGTATTGACCTCTGCGGAAATCGAGAAGTATATCCGCCGGGCCCGCCGGGAAATGGGGTCCGACATGAAGCACAACGTAACATTCGAATAGCTATGTGTGAGATCAAGAACATGACGGAGCAGCAGCGGGCCGCCCTTTCGCGCCCTCTGCCCGCAGAGGCTGTGTCTCCGCATCCGACAAAGAAGTTCCTTTCATCCATCAAGTCAATATACGTTACCGAGCGGCTCAATGAAGTGTTCGGAACGGGCAAATGGAGGACGGAGACCGAGGTCGTCGATAAAGACGGTAAGATGGTCGTCGTGAAGCTGAAATTTTCCATCCCCGAGTATGAAATATACTACGAGTGCTACGGAGGCAACGACAACTCCGACTTGGGGGATGCCTACAAAGGGGCCACGACCGACGCTATCACGAAGGTCGCCTCGTGGCTCGGAATCGGTGCCGAAGTGTTCAAAGGAAAGGCAGACACAACGGCTGTACCCCGGCCCGTGTCCAAGTCGATGCCCCAGCAGGCGCCCGCGAAGGCCAAGAACCGCATTACTATGGATATGATCGAGGACAAGACCAAATGCAACAAGCTCCTCGAACGTATCTATGGATTCTACATCAACGACGGATACCCGCCGGAGTGGGATGCAGGCGCCCGGCTTCTCAAATCCTACGATGCGGATGCCGAAGTCGTAGATCGGTTCTCCGAGCTTTTCGAATCATACAGACAGGCACGATTGAATATCAAATGACATGGAGACACAGGCAATATTGCTTCGGGAGATCAGACCTGTATCGGAGATAGCGGATATGGCTATTTCCGCCGTAGTGAACGGAGAGGTCGATCCCATTACGGCGCATATCAATATGAGCCGCGTGGAAGCTGCTATCGCGCAGTTTAAGGGTAACCCGCAGGTCCGCGACATCACGCTGCGGGAGCTTTCGAAGTACGGAAAATCGCACGTATTCGGCGATTGTCGTCTGGAGGAGGCCGAATCGGGCGTGAAATACGATTATTCGACGTGCGGCGACAGCCGGCTGGCGGAAATGTACAAGACGCTGGAGGCGGTCAAGGCCGACATCAGGGAGCGGGAGGCGATGCTCAAATCGCTGCCGGTGTCCGGCATGGCCGATCCGGAGACGGGAGAGATGGTTTATCCGCCCGCCCGCAGCAGCAGGACGATCATTAAAACAACTTTCAAAAAACAATAGTTATGGCAGATTTAATCAACGTATCGTTGTGTCTCACGGATATTCCGAAGGACAAAATCAAGGTAGGCAAGAACGGCAAAAAGTATCTTTCGGTTATGGTGTCGGAGCTTCAACACCCGGACGCCTACGAAAATACGCACTGCGTGTTCATACGTCAGGACAAGGAAGAACGCGAGCGCAAGGACCCGAAGACGTATATCGGAAAAGGCAAGGCGGTAGTTTTCGATAAGGCTCCGACGCCTGCCGAGGTGAACGATCTGCCGGCGGCTGCCGACGTGGACGATCTGCCCTTCTGATGATTCCTGCGTATGGTTTACGATCTGAATACGGACATCGACCGCGAACGGTTCAAGCGACGCGTGTCGGCTTTGTACGAACGTCGGGCGCTTGTCGAGTGTTCGGAACGTAAACCGCAGTGCTCGGGGAGACAAAACCGCTATCTGCACGCCATATTGGGCGAATTTGCCATGCAGACCGGGAATACGATGGAATACGTCAAAAGGGAGTATTTCAAACGGTCGTGCAATCCGGAACTGTTCGTGCGGACTGCATACGACAAGCTGGCGAAGCGGGATGTGGAGCGGTTGCGGTCGAGCCGGGACCTCGATACCGGGGAGATGACCACGGCGATCGAGCGGTTCCGCAACTGGGCGGCCGCAGAGGCCGGCATCGACCTCCCTGCGCCCGACGACCTGCAATGGATAGAATACATCGAACGGGAAATGCAACATAAAAAGGCATGGTTATGATATGGCGAACAATAAGACCGGACTGAATTACTACAACGTCGATACGGATCGGTATATGGATATTCGTATCCGGCGGCTTGTAAAGAATCACGGATGCAGGGGGCTTGCTGTTTACGACTATCTGCTTTGCGAGGTGTACCGGGTACAAGGCTGTTTTGCTGTGTGGGACGAAAGTACTGCCTTCAACGTAGCCGAATACCTCGGGCTGAAGGAATCGAATGTTTCGGAGATTGTGAGATACTGCGGTGCGGTGGGTCTTTTTGACAAAGAACTGCTCTCTCGTGGGATCATCACGTCGGCATCCATCCAACGGCGATACCTCGAAATGTGTAGTCGGGCAAAACGCAGGATAATCCATATTCCCGAGATTTGCCGCATTGTTCCGGAACAATACGACATTATTCCGGAACAATCGCAGATTATTCCGGAAGTTTGCGGTAAAAGAAAAAAAGAAAGAAATATATCTACTACTACAACCGCGCGCGAAGATTCGGATAATTCCGAGGATTCGGTAAAGGACATTTCGCCAACCCCCGAAAAAGGTTGCGCGGAAAAAGCACCCCCGGCGCCGCTGCCCGACGGTACGGTCGAATACGTCCCGATCGCAGAGGTAGCGGCGTGGATGAAGGCGCAGACGCAATGGGTTGAGGCGTTGTGCATGAACAACCACCTCGATCCCGAGTTCGTGACGCGTAAGATCGACGAGTTCGCGGCGCATTGCGCCGACAACGGAGAGACGGCCAAGGAGAAGCGCGATTGTATGCGTCATTTCAACAACTGGCTGCGGAAGATACGCCAACCGGCGCCGGACGTCGTGGTACGGTCCCGGTGCACCACGGGAGGCTCCCGGCATCCGTCGGCCACATTCGACAACAACCAACACTACGAGAAATTCTGACCATGAACTACGAAGAGGTATTGAAGCAGTTGCGCAGCGTCGGGAACCCCGTGCCGTCGTCCCGGTTCCAGGTAGCGATACCCGATGCCCGAGAGGAGCTGCACAAGGCCATGACGGTCGTATTGTCCTCTATGGGCGAGCGTCTGCAATGGCTTCCCGAATACGACGAGGTGGCCGAATGGCTGGCCGGCAACAAGGGCAAAGGGTTGTTTCTGTACGGCAACTGCGGACGCGGAAAGTCGCTGCTCGTCAGATATGCGATCCCGATGCTGTTTCGCGGCTTCTGCCAGCGGATCGTTACCGTTGTGGACTGCGGGGCCAACCAGCACAACATCGACGAAATCTTGCGGCATAAATTCATTGCGCTCGACGACATCGGCACGGAGGTCGATCGAAAAGACTACGGCACCCTGCGCAACGTCGTCGTTGAGGCGATCAACAAAGCGCAGGACGATCCGGGCGTGATGCTCGTCATGTCGTCGAATCTTTCCGGCGACGCGATCCGGGACCGATACGGCGATCGGATACTCGACCGCATAAAGTACTTATGCCAGCGGGTGGCGTTCAACGGCAAAAGTTTGAGGAAATGACCTACATCGGAATAGACCCGGGCAAGCGCACGGGATTCGCCGTGTGGCAACGGGATGCCAAATACCTCGCGGAAGTGGATACCATGTCCATCACGCAGGCTATGGAGCGGATTAGGATGATGGCGGCCGTCTTGGGCAAGGACAATATCCGCCTGTTCATCGAGGATGCCCGGAAACGGACGTGGTTCGGGACCAAAGGCCGAGAGGTGCTGAAAGGCGCCGGGAGTATCTGCCGGGACAGCACGATCTGGCAGGACTGGTGCGAGGAGCAAGGGCTTGTGTATCAAATGATCGATCCTCGGTACAATACTACGAAATTGACCGCTGTGCAGTTCAGGACGCTCACCGGCTGGCAGGGCCGGACAACCGAACACGGCCGTGATGCCGCGTGTCTTGTTTTCGGACGGTGATTTCAGCAATGGACACGTGGAATTGAAGTATGGATGCGAAAGAGTTTTTCGGCAGGGTGGAACGGATGCGCAAGGCGCAGAAGGAGTATTTCCGTACCCGTTCGGGGCGGGTTTTGACTGAGAGCAAACGGTTGGAGCGGGAAATAGACGCCGAAATCGAACGAGTGAACCGGATCCTTTCCGAACGTCGTAATCCGAAGATCGAATTTTAAGAGAATGGACAAATTAGGAAATATTACACTGCACAACGCTGATTGTATGAATCTCCTGCGAGAGTTTCCAGACCGATCGTTCGATCTGGCGATTGTCGATCCGCCCTATTTCGATGGTCCTGAGAAATTGGGTTATTATGGAACTACTAAATCGTCGATAGGAGTAAAACGACCGGCATACGAGGCAAAACATTGGACGGTTCCCGACAAAAACTATTTCATGGAATTGCAGCGTGTATCGAAAAACCAGATCATTTGGGGATGCAATTATTTCTGTTATCCCTTCGGCCCCGGCCGCATCGTATGGGATAAAGTCAATGGGAAGAGCTCTTTTTCGGATTGCGAAATAGCCTACTGCAGTTTGATTGATACGGTTCGCCTGTTTGCATTCATGTGGAACGGAATGTGTCAAGGAAAATCTATCTCCGAAGGGCGCATCCAGCAAGGAAATAAAATGCTGAATGAGCGTCGTATCCATCCCACCCAGAAGCCTGTAGCGCTCTATAAATGGCTGCTGTCGAACTATGCCGAACCGGGCGACAAGATTCTCGATACGCATCTGGGCAGCGGTTCGATATGTATAGCCTGCGACGATCTCGGATTCGAAATGACGGGCATAGAACTCGACAAAGATTATTACGAGGGAGCCAAACGGAGGCTTCAATGGTATCAGGCACAACAGAAACTATTTTGACGATGACCCACGCATCCCTTTTCAGCGGCATAGGCGGCTTCGATCTGGCGGCCGAGTGGGCGGGTTGGACGAACGTCTTCAACTGCGAAATAGATTCGTTTTGCCGCAAAGTGCTGAAATATCATTTCCCCGATGCAGAACAATATGAAGACATTAAAAAATCAGATTTCAGCAAGTGGCGAGACCGTATCGACGTGCTTACCGGAGGTTTCCCATGTCAACCGTTCTCGCTCGCAGGAAAACGCAAAGGAACAGAGGACGACCGCTACCTGTGGCCCGCGATGCTCGGTGTCATTCGGACTGTTCGCCCGCAATGGGTCGTTGGAGAAAACGTTTACGGCATCGTTAATTGGTCGGACGGGCTGGTCTTCGACACGGTGTGTTCTGACCTGGAGACGGCAGGATACGAGGTGCAGCCGTACATTATACCGGCTTGCGGTGTCGGCGCTCCCCACCGACGGGACAGATGCTGGTTTGTTGCCCACTGTGCAGACACAGGGCCTGAAAAAATGCGAGAAGGGAAAGACGGTATTTATGCCGGTAAATTTGTTGCCCACGCCGACGGCCAACGATGCGAAGAATTCGACAATACCGCCCTCGGAAATCGGCAGAGACAGCCTTGTCGGAACTCTTATGCGGGGAACGCTTCCGACGCCGAAGGCAAACGATTACCGGAGCGGAATGGCCAATCGGATAGGGACGAATCATACTCAACAGCTCAACGATACGATAGCATACCGGGCTGGGAAAACTTCCCTGCTCAATCCCCTGTTCGTGGAAGAAATGATGGGTTTTCCGGTGGATTGGCTGGTATCTCCTTTCCTGCGTGGTGCAGAGAATCGATCAAAGCCTGCGGAAACGCCATAGTCCCGCAGGTGGCGTTGCAGATATTCAAGACGATCGAAGAATACGAGAAATAATGAGATAGAGTAAGATTCATTAAGATTATTCAGATTATGGATGCGAATTTACAAGGCTTGCTGGAGTTTGGAAAGCGGAGAAGCCTCCAAGGGGTTATTATGTCGGATAATGGGTATGAACTGACCGATAACGAAGCGCGGACCTATATCCGTTGGGCGATTTCATGCGGTTATAAGTATTTGAGCGAAGTGCCTGATTTCGAAGATATACGAGATAAATTCGGATTATAACTACTAACCAAGATGAAAGAGCAAGTTACGAGCATCGAGCAGTCGAAGCGATTGATCGAACTGGGCGTGCCGGCGGAGAAGGCCAGCATGGTGTGGTTCCCTGAGTATAAAATTGGGGATAATAAACTACCGATTTACCCTACTGGTAATTATGAGCTTGTCATGAAATACAAATCATTTGGTGATATGGAGGACAAAGTAATCCCCGCCTTCACGGTCGCGGACTTGCTGAATATAATTCCTGAGGGGATCACGTATGGACGCTTGCGTATTACGCGCAGTTCTTATTCGAGAGGAAAAGATTGGCGAGTTTTCTACAAACGGGTAGGTGTTTCAAAAGGGGCCATTGTATCTTTCGGAGATAGCACACTGATATGTCCTGCGTGTGATATGATCGAGTGGCTATTGGCGAACAATTATACGCTGAACATATAAAACAGAAAACAAGGGTATGAGAACAATTAAATTCCGAGGCAAGCGCATCGACAACGGGAAGTTTACTTATGGAGACCTGCTTCATTGCAAAGGTAAAGACGCAGGCCTGATATTTATCAAGACTGATACAGGATTACATGAAGTTGATCCTGTCACCGTCGGCCAGTTCACGGGGCTGAAAGATAATAACGGCAAGGAGATTTACGAAGGGGATATTATTAAGAGGACCGCCAACATGAGAAACTATGCCGAATGTAATGGAGAAAAGGTTAGTGTTTTTGATGTGAAATATTATGGGTGTGAACTACTGCCTTTTTCCGAGTGGGGATCAGATATGGAGGAATATGATGTCATCGGTAACATCCACGATAACATCGAATTACTTGACGAATATGAGTGTTGAATCATGAACAAATTAGAAAGGGGATTATTACAACGTCTAATGATTGTCTGTAATAAATTGGGGAGCTATATTGATAGAACGGCAGTATCCGAACAAAAGTTATATGAATACCAACAAGCCCATGTACTCGTGAGTAATATTCTATATGGCATATTGGCGCAGAATCCAGACAATGAATATGCAGAAGAAGATATGAACAAAGCGAAGGAGAGTTTAGATCAGATGGAATATCTGGCAGACAAAGAATATCCAGATCGGAACGGACATCTTTAACTAATTGATTTATGAAATTTATGAAATTCATGACTTCGTGCTTTGTCCGCGTCGAGGACGTGGATATGCGAAACAAATTGATCCGGTGGTGTGAGGACATAATAGGGAGGAACGGCGGTCATACGGTGGGTGCAGACTGGATCACGGGTGAGTACGTCCTATGTATGGGAAACATAACCTTTTGCTGTCGCTATGCAGAATTGGCTTTATTAGCGAATTATAATACTATTTACTGCGGCGAGAACGTCGAACTGTTTAAGGCGCTGGCTGCTATGAACGACGGGAACGACCATTATCAATGGTTTGTGGAAACACTTAAACCCGAACATTTGGTGCTCAATAACAGTATGGATGATAATAGGTTATTAGTCGAGCCACTTTTCCGTAAGGCCACAGCAGAAGAGATTATAGAATATTTTAACCGCAAATTACCATGAAAAGCGAAAGAGCAAAACAGTATTTGTTGAAAGTCATAACACCGATAGCGATGATGTATCCCGATTGTCCGGAAGAATGCGATCTGAAACTGAGAGAAGCTAAACGGGCTGTCGAATTAGCCGAGCAGGAGGCTGAGGAGCGGATGCGGGCAAAAGCGATTGACGCCTTCAAATCGTCCTGTAAATATCAAGATGGTTGCGGAGAAGCCAATAGGAAATGCGATCCTAAGCAATGTGAGGATTTTAAACTATTCATACAAAAACTTACGGAAAAATGAAAAGCGAAAGAACAATAGAGTTTATAGAAAGGTATATGGCTAATCTCCCTGCAGAGATGCCCGACAGCGCCAAATGGGATATTCGGTTGGCACTAAACCACGCGGCCGGACTTGCCGAGCGGGAGACAGAAGGGAGGATGCGTGAGAAAGCACATAAGATTATCAAGGGAATGATGGAAGGCGTTTTTAAAGGCAATATGCCCCAAAATATAGCCGACGAATTTAGCCAAAAACTGAACGAGGAATGAAAACTATACACATAAAAGAGATAGGATTTCTTCTTCACCACGGACTAATCGACATCGGTAGAAGCTATAAGTTGGACATTTGGGCAATTGAATTGCGCTGGGTTTGTCCATTTTTAAATTCATGGTCCTTTCGTATTTGGTCCGGAAGGCAAAAGCCTGCAAAGGGACTTATTGCTATCTGTATTGTACTATCGCCCGGTTTTATGTTCTTTCATTGGGCGATCATCGTCCCTATTTACGCGACAATCTTTGCAATATGTCTTATAGGGGCGTTTTTGGGAATGTCTTTAGGATATATGTTTTCTTGGATAGGGAATAAACTCAAAAAAATAGGGGAAATATGAAAAAGATAATGTTCAACGACCGCTACGGCTTGACGCAGGCGGTGATCGAGGGGCGAAAGACCATGACGAGGCGGATAGTCTATATTAATACGATGTTGCGTCATGTTTTGAAGGAAATACTCAATGAGCCTTGCGGAACTAAACAAGAAGAATATCTGAAGTCCGCCCGCTACAAGGTCGGCGAGATCGTGGCTGTGGCGCAGAGATATGAAGATGTAGAGGAACTTTCATACTTATTACGTGACCCGTTTAGCGAGACGTACTTTGAGGAAGTAAACATAGGAGACGAACCCGGTTACAGAAACAAGATGTTCGTCAAATCGGAGCTTATGCCCCACCAAATCCGCATCACCGGAATCAAGTGCGAGCGGTTGCAGGATATTTCGGACGCTGATTGCCTGAAGGAGGGGATTTTCGTTAACGAGTATTTCAGCAATGGCAAAAAATGCCATCATTACGGGTTCGATGGCTTTTTCAATGGAACCGAAGGATGGTTTGCCCGAGGATGGTTCGACACTCCCCGCGAAGCCTTCGCCGCGCTTATCGACAAGGTTTCCGGCCGAGGGACATGGGCATCGAATCCGTGGGTCATGGCATACGAGTTCGAATTGGCAAAATAGCGAGATTCTCGCAAAACATCGAAATATTTATGGAAGGAGCAGTATTGTTTAATATGTCATATCTCTACCTTTCGGGCGATCCTGATTTCCATTCAACTATGGTCGAGGCAGGATTAAGGAGAGGCCATCCCATGTTATTAGGGATGCGAAACAAAGCGATAATAGCGAACTACCATGAGTATTGGCTCGTAGATTACGACGATGTAACAGAATTTATGGAAAAACATTGTCTAATACCCTGCTATTGCGTGGAAGACTTTGTAACAGCGATAAAGAAGATAAGACATGAAAACTATTGA